GCTCCTACTTTTACCTTTACGTCGTTATACTCACTTCATTATTGAATGAATGTTATGCATCATCATGTGATAGTAACTTCCACAAAATCGCTGCAGAAATTAGACCTACCAGACCAGCATCTCCTAGCTGTGCTACGATGCCAATAATTGTACCAATGACGTCACCGCCTAAGAATGGTACTGATCCACCAAATACGATTTGCAACATAATTGCCAAACCGATCAGTGACATTGCCACCGCTGTTGCAGCTGAAACGCCGCTTGTGATTTTATCTAACATATATTCTCCTATGTCGTTTTTTAAAAAGTAGTTTAGCCTTATCTCGAAGGGTTCTCGTCCTTAAACTTTTCATTTAGCTCATCATTCAGTTCAAGGAAAATTGGGAAGATAGCCATACTTATATATCCTATGGCCCCGAGGGTAAGAATTACCCCTAATTGTATGTAGTTTAATAAATCCATAATTATTTATACCTAACTCAATCTTGATAACTAAACTATTATAACATAATTTATAACAAAAGTACATAGTAAATCAGCTTATTTTCGAAAAAAAGAATATTTTTTTACCAGATGATGTTTTTATAGAATATTTTACTATAAAACACAGCTTTCACAATAATCATCATATTCTTCCTGTGTATTAAAATCTTCGCGTGACTTATCTAAAGTTGATTCGTCTTCAGTTGCCATATCATTTGTATTAAAGTAATATAGTTGCTTACCTCCATACTTATAGAATGTAACAAGATCCTTCATCATCTCTGACATAGGGACTTTATTATCTTCATATTGTGCTGGATTATAACTTGTATTTACTGATATGCCTTGGTCAACATACTTCTGAAGTATAGCCATAATTTTTAAATAACCTTCTGGTCCTTTTTGGTCCCATAGCAAATCATATTTGTTTTTAAGGTTATGTATCTGTGGTACAACCTGTGCCATGACTCCATCTTTTGATTGCTTGTATGATACAAGTGCACGCGGTGGTTCTATACCATTTGTTGCATTACCGATCTGTGCAGATGTTTCAGCAGGCATAATAGCCATCATTGTACTATTACGTATACCTGTTTTCTTTAACTGGTTTCTTAATGATTGCCAAGGCATCCTTTCTTTGTGCTTAACCAATTCATTTACCTCGGGTTTATATGTGTCTATCGGCAAAATACCGTGTCCGTACTTGCTCTCTAGCACTTTATAACACGTTCCTTTCTCTTTTGCGAGATCAGCACTTGCTTTGATCAGATAATATGACCATGCCTCTGCGTACTCATCAACGGTTTGAAGAGCATCATCGTCATACTTTAAACCTCTCTTTGCTAAGAAATATGCAAAGTTAATAATACCTACACCCAATGGTCGTCTATTCATTGTTGACCTTTGAGCTGCAACAATAGGATAATTCTGATAATCAAGTAAAGCATCAAGAGAACGTATAGCTAATTCGCAATACTTCTCAAAATCTTTCGGATCATTAATTAATCCCCAGTTAATTGCAGATAATGTACATAAACTAATCTCACCTTTGTTTGCATCATCGTATGATTCTAAACCATGACTTGGTAAATCAATTTCACAACACAAATTCGATTGGTGTATCGGGGCCTGCTTCTCGATGAATGCACCATGTGTATTTGCGTGATCTACATTTTGTAGGTATATACGACCAGTTTCTTTACGCTCTGTAAGGAATTGACTAAATACTTCGAGAGCTGGCAAAGATTTCTTACGAATCTTACGGGACCTTTCATACTTCTCATATAATTCTTGGAATAATTCTTGGTCCTCAAAGAATGCATCATACAATCCAGGTACATCATCAGGCGAGAAGAAAGTAATATTCCCACCAGTTAATAATCTCTCGTACATCAGCTTATTAAATTGGAAGGCATAATCCATGTTACGTACACGTGTCTCATCTGTACCACGATTATTCTTTAAGACAACTAAATCTTCGAACTCGTAATGCCACACTGGTAGATAAACTGTTGCAGCTCCACCTCTTACACCACCTTGCGAACAAGACTTTACACTTGCTTGGAATAACTTGAGGAATGGTATAAGACCAGTATGTACAACCGAACCATCACCAATATGAGAACCTACTGCTCTGATCTTACCAGCATTAATACCTAAGCCAGCTTTCTTACTAATATATTTAACGATTGATGTTGATGTTGCATTGATCGAGTCTAATGAATCGTTCGACTCAAGCACTACACAAGAACTAAATTGTCTTGTTGGAGTTCTCACACCAGCCATAATAGGTGTAGGTAATGAGATATAGAATTGTGATATGGCATTATAGAAATCTCTTACAAACTTCATACGTCTACCATTATACTTACCGAATAATGTCATAGCAATCATAATATAAAGCACTTGAGGTGTTTCATATATTGTACCATCACTTCTATTCTGTACAAGATACTTAGACCTCATCTGCTCCATACCAGCATATGTGAAGTCATCATCTCTTGAATGCTCTAATATATTATTGTTAATATAATCTATTTCAGATTCAGAATACATATTCAATATGTCAGGGTCATATACACCTGCTTCGATATTATGATTAATAATATCTTTCAATGACCACGGATCTTTGTCGCCATATACGACTTTCTTTAATTTGTAGTTAATTAATCTTGCTGCTACCGTCTGATAATTAGGTGTAGCTTCAGTAATAAGCTCAGCAGTTGATTTAATGAGTAGATCGTGGATAGATGTCGAACGCATCTTATCATATAATTGAACGTTAGCTCTCATCTCTATTTCAGAGACTGATACACCAACTAAGTCTTGACATGCCCATTCAAGTACTCGGTGAATCTTATCAATGTTAAATTGCTCAGTTTCACCACTGCGCTTGGTTACGTTAATAGACGTCATGCCACTCCAATTAAATTAATATATTATATCACACATTGTGTGAAAGTACATACTTATAATATATTGTTTACTGATAAATAAATATTTTCTTGTGTTTTATATATAGGAACGCCAGCAAATTGCCCAACTGGTTCTATATTATTTAAATTCACAATTGTCCCTTTCTTGCTTTCCATTAAATCATGATTTAGTATATACTCACCCATGTGAATTTCTTTGAACTCTTCATTCAAATCAATTGAAGTATCGTGACCTAAGTCTTCTAAGACTTTGATTAAATCTTCTTCTGCCATGCCAGTTTCTTCTTTTAAAAGAAATAAAGCGGCCGCATAAGAAGCTATCTGAGATTTCCCGAACGGTACTTTCTCTAAGATTCTTTTTAGATTAAAAACCATTTTATCAAATAGTTGATAAGATTTCTTTTGTTTCTCTGTTTGATCTTTACCTTTAACTAAGAGTTTTCCATTTTTGTCAATGACACCTGTTTTAAATGCTTCTGTTTTATTCCACTTAGTTGTGAGCAAGCGAATAAACTTATACGTCATAAATAAGTCTACTGCACCTTCCTTTAAATATCCGCTCATAACTTCCTTAATACATTTATAATCGTTGAGTCTAATGGAACTTCAACATAATCATCTTCTGGTAAATAATTTAAATATACCAAGAAGGTTTTTACAATACTTTGTAGGGTTTGATGTGTCTTTGACATTAAAATCTCAGCACATATTGATGGCCCTAACACATTACCTAATATAATAATATGGTTTAATATTAATCGTTCTTTCAAATCATCATCACGATAATATCTATTGACTAATCTATTAATATATTTAAACCGAGACATATCTTCTTTAAAATCGTCGTCGGTGCTCCACTTATCTTTTTGATAATGCTTTGCAGCATACAACTCAAAGTTGTTTTTAGTCAATTCCATAATATATATTTATGAAGTTTTTACTTCATTGCCTTTTTTAATTGGCTCCATAATGATTTTTTAGACTTACGTCTATCAAGTTCAATACCTAACTCACGGCCAGCATTCTCCATTTCTTCTTTCGTGGATTTTGCTGTTACCTTAGGTGTTGGACTCGCGTTACTGGTAATCGTATCGCCAGTCTCTGGTAAGTCCGAGCTTGTACCGTTGAAGTTATCTACTTCTTCTTGAGTGAATTCAACACCCAATAAGACTTCACCATTTGGACCTAGAAAACCTTCAGTTGTTGCTACAGTTCCCTCGGGGTACATATCTTTTGTTACACCTGCCATATTTGACATAATTTATCTCCTAATTATTTAAACATATATCTTGGAGCCAAAACGTTTTAAAGTTTCCATCTCCGTTCAACTTCACTTTAACATGATTAGCTCCTAGTGTATCTATAATACCCTCATGGCCATCATTAGATTTCACCTTGTCTTTCACATTAAACAATTTACCAGCTACAAACTTCTCACGAAGATTCGAAGCTTTCTTTAATTTTACATCTTGTCTAAAAGATTTCTCTTCTCTTAAACCCATGCCTTTACGCACATCATTCATAAGTGCTTCAGCATCTCTATATCTTGGTGGTAGACCTCTTGAAAATGCAACAAGATCATTATTGGCTGCTGCAGCTCTCATCTTCGAAGCTGACATACCTTCTGCACCTTCTGCATCTGGGTCACGATCGCCTGCACTAAGTATTTTAATTGATACAAAGTCATAGAAACCGTGTCTACCTTTTACACCATTGTATTTGTTTACTAATGTTTCGAATTCTTTTAATCGATCTTGGCCAACAAACAACTCTACATTCTTAAATCCATCATCATGTGCAATGGTAAGAACATCGAATATTGTTTTTGCTCTCTTATCCATAAGTATATGTCTTGCATGCTTAGGAAATATCTTACGCATATACTTAATTTTAGTTTTCCAGTCAAGAGGATTTTTCTTATTGTCTTGCGATTGAGTTGCATATACTCTATGCACACCTGATCCTTTAGACATTGATATATCTAAAAGTTTTTCATGACCAATAGTTGGAGGATTAAATCGACCCCAGTTTAGAGTGACCGTTTCTGCGGCCGCCTCTTCAAGATAGTGTTCTTTAAAGCTATGCAATGACATTATTCTTCTTTAACATTAACATCATATCCGAATTCATCTAATTCAACCCTAACATCAACATCCCATCCGATATCAACGCTTAATGTTTTTCTTTCAAACTCTAAGCGACCATCATTCTCTCCTGCTAACATATCACTTAAACTTGCCCAACGTCTATAGGCAATATACCCATCTTTATTTTCAGTTAAAGTATAAGTTTCAGTAAAATTTTCTTTAGCTATATAATTTTCGAAATCTACCAAATTATTTCTTGAATCATTTGTATCATCTAGCTGTTGTGTACGAGCTTCTTTTACTGTATTAAATTTATGTGTAGGGTGAGTAAATGTTATAATTTGTAATTTTCCCATTTCTTCTCCTATTTTATTTTTGCTACTTTAGCTAGCGCGTCTTTCATTAATTTGCCGTCATCAAAGTCAAGATATACAGCAACGTGATCTTTACGTTTCATCATACGAAACTTTACACCTTTGCCTTTTACAACTTTTTGAATTTCTTTTGCGCTGTCAACATCGGTTTTTAAAACAGCACGTGGTTTTTCAAGCTTAGTTGCTTTATTACCAAGTACTCCACCTAATTCTGTTGGTAATTTAACACTAAATCTACCAAATTTTGTTTCGCCTGCCGCGGCTTTTGCATTCTTTTGTGATTGGTGTTTCCAGGCCCATGCAGCCACTGCTTTTTTCATATCAGCTACTGTTGTATTTGGTTTCATTCTTAGTACGGTCTTTGAACCTACTACTAATTCGTCATCATCCATATATGGTTTACCTGGATCTCTACCTAATTCTTTTTTAAAGTCTTTATAAATGAAATTCATGGTAGCTATTTCATCGTTGCCATTCCACCTATCATTATCTTTTACTCTTGCTTCATCCATACGTGTGTATGATTGTACTATTCTTTCTATTAATTTCATCGTGATTCGGACTCCCATCCCTTGATTATGTCTTTGCTAAAGTTATTATAGGAAAATTCCATCCTATCTACAATTTTAACTGCACCGTTTGTTAAATGGTCTATAGCAACATATCCCTCGGCGCCTGTTACTCTAAAACCGTCTTTAGTCTTTATAAATGTATTTATACTATCCATACTATCTAAATGTACTAACAACTTCTTTTTAGCCATAACCAATTCATTTTGCATATCAAACATACTTATAAGACTATCTAAGTTGTCATCTGAGAAGAATTCTAAGGCTGCCAACTTCGCTTCTTCCTTCCTATCCTTCCCAGCATCGCTCTTAAGCCTTTCTTTTTCGGTATCGTAACGTAATGATATCCATGAGATGAGCTCACTAACGTACGCTTTGGAGTCTGTGACTTCATCTTGCGATCTAACCTTCGTATTTCGAAAGGTATTAATAAAGAGGTTAATATCTTTATTTGTAGCCACGTCATTAAGCGTCGTAGAGGCGATTTTTTGAAAGAGCTTTCCTGCGTTCGAGATGTGTTTCGTAATTTCATCAGTATCCTTTTTGGTTAATGTGGCTAAACCAGATATGTCGGGTAAGTTCGCTGATTTTTGCCAAACGGAACGTACTGTTTTGAACGCTGCTGTGGTTACACCAAAGCTTGCATTCATTGTTTCAAAGGTTGAGCCTGAGTAATAAGTATGCCACACTACACCAATCTTTGCTCTCATAATCTCTTGCGCTGCTTCAACGGGTACTGCATATACTATAGTATTTGGGTGGAAGGTTACATACTTCTTCCCATCAATTGTTGTTTTCTTTAAGTCATTTTTAGTGAACATAATGTCACCTTGGTAGACTCCTTTCTTTATACCAAGTTTACTAAATTCTTGAAATGCTACTACAAGTTTCTTTGATAAGTCACCTTTCGTATCGGCTCTTACATCTTTAACGCTCTTATATACCTTAGGATTCTTATTGAATATTCCTTTCTTTGCAACAAAAAACTTACCATCGCTAGGATCAATACCAGCAAATACTGCTGGTGCACCATCCCATTTAACTGTAACTGCTTTATTATCATTTGTATGACCAGCTAACATGTCTCTTAAATCGCGTAATGCGAAGATAGCTGATCTTGCTCCGTCCACTCCACCATCAATAACCATATCCTCGATATGGGTCATGTGAGTATTCTTTGCTTCTGCTATGTGTGTCTTTAGATTCATATTATTTAAAACCAAACAATTGTAAACCTGTTGTATCTACGCTCTCAGGTTGATATTCAAAATAAGCCATCATTGCTTGATATCCTTTCTTAGCTATTTGTTGCATTTTTTTCATTATTGTTCTAAACAGTTTAGATAACCAACCTTTTAGTTTTGCAAATAATTTTGCTTCAGTTAAATATTCTTCGGTTAATAATTCTTGATTAAATTTTTCTTGTTCTTTTATTAATAATCCAGAAAATGTTTCTTTATCTACACTATCATTAGTCAATCTAAACGAACCTACTGTTGCTGCAGTACCTTTAGCTGATACTTTAGAACCTGTTGGTGTTTTAGGTGATATTCTTACTTTAACTTTTGAAGCTAATGTTTCAATATACGGAGCTGGTTTATTTGGACCTAATGATAATTGCACTATATTATTATCTTTACCAGTTGCAGGATCAAATACTACCATCCAATTTGAATTAGCATATTTATCTGGAGCAAATTTAAATTCTCCTGTGGCTGCTTCATAAACAAAAAACTTTCTAAACTCTAAATTAGCTTCAAAAAAATCATTAAATACTGGATTAAGCGCTTTCATTGCAGCTTTCCAATCAATGATTTCAGCCTTTTTAGCTTCGTATTCTTTTTTATTAAACTTAATATCTAACATACGTTTACCGCTACCAACTTTGGCTCTGACACCTTTAGGTGTGCTCTTATCTTTAATTGATTTAATGATAGTATTAACATTCCCCGGTACTGTGATTTTCTTTAATACTGGTTCTAGATCTTTCATTAATTTATTTATTTCTTTAGGTGCCTTATCTCCCATACTAGAAATTGCAGCATTAAATGTAGATAATGTTTCTTCTTTATATCCTGACATTACTTGAGATCCACCCGCTTGTTTAAGAGATATGTTAATACCAGAAGTTGAATATAAATCTGTTTTAGGTGTACCATTACTACCTAACCACTTAGGATTAAGTTTACCTACACCTGATCCAAAATGAATCATTGAATTGGCTGGAGCATTTGTTTCAGATTTAATATCTTTTGCAATATTTAATGCAATTGCTTCTCCTGCTTCATATGTTTCTTTTTTTAATCCAAAGGTATCTTTAGCTTTATCCCAACCACCGTTAAATGCGACAACAATAACTGCTTCCATATCTGTAGCACTTACACCATTAATACTTTTTTCTGTAATATACTCTTCTACCCAACCTGAATCATCTTCTTGTGGTCTTGCTGGAGTTTTCTCTTCACTTTTCTTTTTCTTATTGTATATAGACCAAGCAAGAGCAAATGCCTTGTCATCATCCATACCATCGGCTTTGAATCCCTTCACAAGTTGTTTCATGCCTGGAGGGGCTTTTTCGTCTAGCTGTTTTGTTTTAAATGAAAGCATTAATTATCTACCTTTGCACTAGCTCTCCATTGGTAACATGACCAATATCCTGCAGTTGTTTTATCTTTCTTATCTGCGCAATTATGACGAGCTCTAAAAGCTTTACGTCTTGCAGGGTCATCTCTTTTAATCTCTGAATTAGGATCGCCAAAGTTTACTTTTATAACATTACCTTTATCGTTCTTCACATATACATGAAACTTTCCTGGAGAACCTTTAGGTGAACGCTTAGGATCATTCAGTGTTTTGCCTTCATACTTTTCAACTACTAATTCTTTGTACATTTCTTCGCATGCACAATCGATTGCTTCTATTTGTTTTAATGTTTTCATATTAGTTATTTTTCATCCATGTTTTGGCAGCTCTATTCTTTGGCATAGTCTTAGACCATTTCTTAATAAAAGTTTCTAC